CCAATAGCCAAATATTTCCTGTTGTTGCTAATAGAGTAAGATTGTTAGAAGATGGCCATTATGAAATATTCCTTGATAAATTCCAAAGAGATTTGATTTCAATTGGTAGCATTCTATCAATGAATGATGTTAATGCTACTGTAGTTGAAACTGTCTCTGATATAAAGGTGTACAAGCCTGGAATTGGATTCTATGTTGGACAACTATTTACTATACCTTCATTTAATGGAACTAATGCTAGAATAAAAGTTACTAAAGTTGGTCCTAATGGCGAATTGATACACGTTCAATTAATTGATTTTGGTAATGGATATAACACTGATTTTTATACTACTGTAGTATCTGGTTCAACTCCACAAATAGTAATATCGGGACAGTATGCATCCCAGACATTAGGATTTATAGATTCTGGGTTCGTATCATCTAACTTCTATGCTGAACTCGATTATGCTAATGGATCTTATTCTGGTGATATCATAAGAGAATTCTATACTCAAATTGATGTTCCTGAAGGTACTAGATTAGATGATGAAAAGACTGCTACATTGTACGTTTCCATTGGTGCTATAAGAAGATATCCTGGGTTCTATTCAGACAGTTCCGGTTTCTTATCTGATGCTTATTACATCCAAGATGGTCATTATTACCAAACTAATTCGTATGTCATTTCTTGTGTAGAATCCATAGAGAAATATAGAAGTGTAGTAAAAGCATTATTACATCCATCTGGTTTAAAGTTGTTTGGTAATCAAGTATTTAGCAATTCATTTGATGTTATTGGATCATTGCAATTAGTAAATCGTTATTTCCAAATAGCATTTAGTGATACAGTCGAGTCTATTGATAGCAATAAATATGGATTAAGTAAACCAATATTAGATCTATTAAATGCGTATGATTCTAATGTTATTAATATGGGCAAGGCATTATCTGATTTAATTGTATTGGATGAATCAGAAACTCTGTATATTTCTAAAATACTAGAAGAGGCTTTATCATTAGATGATTCCATAGGATCTTCATTATCAAAAGGCATCAGTGATTACGTCTCATTTTTAGGAATATTGTATTGGGATTCCTCATATGCTGATCCAGACTACACAGACCCTAATATTGAACCAGTAATTACTCATGCCGGATCTACATACTCAATCGCATTAACAAACTAAAGGAACAAAAATGTTTAATCAAGAAAATATATCAATGAAAGGTGAATTGACCATTGAAAGATTTGATATCAGTGGACAATTAGTAGAAAAAAGAAAAATACCTAATCTTGTAGTCACTTCTGGTAAATCATTAATGATTTCAAGATTGCTAGGTACTACTGATGGGGTTATGACTCACATGGGTGTTGGTACAGGCGTTACTAGTCCAGTGGTTGGCAATACTGCATTAGAAACTGCATTAGGTGCTCGAATTGCTCTAACATCAGCAACACAATCTTCAAACTCAGTAACTTATGTTGGTACATTTGCTGCAGGTGTTTCTACCGGTGCTATTACTGAAGCAGGTATTTTCAATGCCTTAACTTCTGGCACTATGTTATGTCGTACAGTATTTCCTGTAGTAAATAAAGCAGCAGGCGATTCAATTATTATTACTTGGATTGTTACTATATCTTAAAGGAACTATTATGACAGCAGCTATTTGTCCATTAATGCATAATGCTATAGCAGATTCTATCTATAATAGTATTGTGTCAAAATCGGCTAAGTACTATTATTTCTTGGGCAAAACTGTTCCATATACTTTGGTTAATGGTGTTGAACAAGTCGAGACACCAATGCCAACATACAAATATGAATTGGCGACTAGAAGAGATATCATTTCACTCAAACAAATTACTAATAATGATGTAAGTTACGTTGTTCCTAGAATAGACTGGACTTACGATGAAGTATATGACTACTATGACGATTCGTATGGCGATACTGTAGAGATGTCATATGGGTCATTTATCATAGGCAACACCTACACTATTATTAATTTGGGAACAGCTACATCACTTCAATCTAAATGGAATACTGTTGCGGGTACCACAAATATAACATACGACATTGGATCATCGTTTATAGCTGCTACTAATGGATCTATCCTAACTGATGCAAAGGTCAATTATGTCATACCTTCTTATACTGGTGCTACTAGTATTAATGAGGCAAAGTTCTATGTGTTGACTTCCAACAATAATGTCTATATGTGTTTGGATAACAACAATAATGCTAAGTCCACCATTATGCCTACTGGGTATGATATTCTACCATTTGTTACTAGTGATGGCTATAAATGGAAATACATGATGAATTTGCCATTATCATTAAGAACTAAATTCCTAACTGGATTCTATATGCCAGTTACTAATGCAGTCAACAACATATTTTATAATAATGGCGCTATTGATTCTATCATTATTGATAATGCTGGTTCAGGATATCCTTCTAATACAACTGCAGCAATTGCAGTAACGAGTCCAGAAATATCAAATGGTTCTTTTGTTGTTGGTCAAATGTATACTATTGCTAATCTAGGAACTGCTGCATCACTTCAATCTAAATGGAATACTGCAGCAGGAACTACTGGGATTACATATTCTATAGGTTCTACATTTACTGCTGCAACCAATGGTTCTAATCTTACGGGTGCTAAAATAGTTGGATATGGTGCAATCCTCAAACCTCGTATTTCTTCTATTGATGGTTCCATTTCATTAGTAACGATTACTAATGGTGGACGTGGTTATCCTTCAGGTACTACTCTTACTGTAACTGGCACTGGTACTGGTAAATTTACTGGTAATGCTACTGCCTTATTGACTCCAGTAATAGTTAATGGTGTTATTACCCATGCAATTATAAATGATCCAGGCAAAGATTACAATAGTAATGCAACTAATCTTACTATACAAAGTACGACTGGAGTAGATGCTCATCTTACAGCTATTGTTGAATCTGGTCAGATTGTTGATGTTATTATCGATAATCCAGGCTACGGATATAAGGATGCCAAAATTACAGCAACTGGTGTTGGTGGTACTAATGCTAGACTTATTGCTAATGTATCTGGAGGTGAACTTGATACAATTCAAGCTAATGTTGAATTGATGACAGTAGACGGCTCTATCGACTATATCAAAGTCATCGATGGTGGATATGGATATACTAATGTCGTAGTTACTATTTCCGGAGATGGTCACAACGCTACTGCTGAATCTGTACTCGAAAATGGTATATTAAAATCTATCACGATTACTAATAGAGGATATGGATATACGTATGCTACTGTAACTCTTACTCCTAATGGTGGAATAAATTCTGTTCCTCCTACAGCAAGAGCAATCATATCTCCAAAATATGGTCATGGCAAAAATGCATTATCTGAATTATTTGCTAACACATTAATGTTCTATTCTACGATTACCCAAGATAATAGTACTGGATTTACTTTGAACAATGACTACCGACAATTTGGTATTCTTAAAAATCCTACTCAATTCGATTCGACACAATTATTCTTTAATAAGAATGGATCCGCTTGCTATTCTGTCAATGTTACTATTTCAAATGGTACTGTATTAGAAGATATGATACTTACAGATAGTTCTGGTTATCAGTATATTGTTATTGCTAAAACATCAACTACTTCTTTATTATTACATCCAAAAGATAATTCAGTACTTACTACTGGCATAACATTAACTAATGGTATAATATCTGTAGTAATAGATGAGATATTACTAGAGCCTACTATAGACAGATATAGTGGTGATTTGTTGTACATTGATAATCGATCAGCATTCTACCAAACTGAAGACCAAACAGTCACGTTACAAACTATCCTGAAGTTTTAATAAATACGACTATAATTACTGTGTATAGAAAAGGAATAACAAATGCTTAATTTTTCCGCCGAACCATTTTATGATGATTTCGATGAGACCAAACATTTCCAAAAGATCTTGTTTAAACCTGGTTATGCGGTTCAAGCAAGAGAATTGACTCAAATGCAATCTATCATTCAAGCACAGATTGATAGATTTGGTTCACATATTTTTACTGATGGTTCAGTAGTTCATGACGGTAAACATGCCCCACTCAAAGCAAATGCTATTGCCATTGCTTCGTTTACCGGAACTACTGACTTCACGTTCTTCAAAGATAAAATCATATATGTCGGTTCAGTAAAAAAACGAGTAGTTCATACTGCCATTAATAATGATAACTATTACTTGTTTACTACTGATGTAACTGATGGTAACATTGAAGAAAATGCTACCATTCTTGTACAAGACTATGCCAACTATTCATTAACTTCAGAATCGTCGGCTAACACAATTGTGTACGGCGATGCTATGCTCCACGAAATTAAGTCTGGCATATACTTTGTAAATGGTGCTTTCGTTAGAGTAGAAGATCAAATTATTGTAGGTTCATATAGTTCCAACAAAGCATCCTTTGATGTTTATTTGGTTGCTTATGAGTATATTATTTCCTATAATGAAGATGAATCATTACTTGATAATGCTTATGGTTCACCCAACTATGCTGCTCCTGGTGCTGACAGACATTCTATAGAATTGGTATTAGAAACTACTATGGCAGGTACTGGCATATCTACCAATAGCAAACATTTCTTAATAGCATCCTATAGAGATGGTGTTATGATTGGTAATGTTAATGCACCTGAATATTCCGATCTCGAAAAGCATCTAGCAGATAGAACATACCAGGAATCTGGCGATTATACAGTTAAACCATTTATTGGTCAAGTTATCGACCATCCATCAGATGAATCTAAATTTGTATTTAAATTAGATACCGGTAGTGCATTTGTTCGAGGATATCAAGTAGCTACAGAAGGTCCAACTTCACTCATTATAGATAAAGCAAGAACTACTGCGTTTTTGAATAATAGTCAGATTCAAATTGATAAAGGCCCGTATATTCTAGTTGAGAATCTTACTGGTTTGATATCGCCATACTCGATGGTCACCATTGATATCCATAATGTAATAACACCATCTAATTCTGCTGCTAATTACGTTAAAACTAAAATTGGTACTGCTACTGCATTTGGAACTGTGTATGATAGTACTAATACTGGCACTACTAATACCTACAAATTATTCTTGACTGACATTGCCCTAGATGCTACTGCTTCTATCAGCAATGCTAGAAGTTTTGTAGTTACAACGGGATCAAGTACCTATAGTTGGACATTCTATGCTCAGTACAGTACAGAATCTTATGATAAAACTACTATATTGGGTGCTACCACTACTGATGTTACTATACAAAACTCACAGAATTATACTCAACTGTTCAAGTTAGGCAATACTCCAGTAAAGACCCACGTGAATAGTGGTACTAATTTAACCGATATTACTTACCAATATTATAAATCATTTACGAGCACATCGTTTGCTAGAAGTGCTGGTTCGTCGTCAGCAACACTAACCTTAAGCGGTACTCAATTCTTTATAGGAAGTGGAATATTATCTTCGTCGACTGTATCATCTCAATGGTATGCTACTGTACGCTCGGTCGGATCTGGCTCTGGTACTCCACCTGCCGTTGGTCAAGTTTTCAAGTTAGAAA